AATATTGGCATACCGTAAAATATACACGCCATAAGTACATCTTCAAAAAACATTTCAGCAGTTTGAGGCCTTGCTATGTATTCCAAGAAAAACTCGTTGGCTGGTGCATCTTCCATACTAAACTTCGTAAGTCCGTGTAAAGAACCTTTAGATCCTTTGCCATCAACAGTACCCGATATATCGTATGAGTCACAACCAAAAGCTCCCATATGCTCGTTGCCAGGATACTTTATATTATTTTTTATAACTATTTTATTTTGTAAGTTGTTTGGCGGTATCCAACTTATTTTAAATCTGCCTTTTTGGTTAGGCATAAACATTACACTAGTGTCTTTTATTCCACTACGCCATTGAAAGTTACCAACTGTTAAATCGGCAGTTTCTTCGTTGTAATCTATTTGCTCGTATATCTTAGTTAAATTAAATATACTATTTTTAGTTTCGTCTCTGAAAGCGTGTTCTTCAGTTCTAGGAAACTGTCTATAGAATTCGTTTAAAGCGTCTTGATCTGACTTTAAGCCTTCTGCTTCGTTTTGCCAATGGCTAAGTACACCAATATCTATTACATCTCCATGTGGGTCAATAACCTCTCGTTCAGGTGTTTCGAACACAGGTAGTCCATAAGAATCAATGAATCCCTCGTAGTTCCATTCCATAGGTATGAACAAAGAATAGAGGCCCGAATTTGTCTGTCCGTTTCTGTTTCGTTTTGTAACATCTGAACTATTGTAAAGTTTTTTAAATTCGTTACCGCCTTTATCTAACGCGTTGCTAGTAGAACCCATCATGCATTTACCGATGATCCTACTACCAAGTCTTAGTGTAGTTTTAGTAACTCGCCAATTATTTAAAATATTATTAGGTCTCTCCCACTTACCACTCTCGTCGTGCACTAATAATCTTAATTTTTCACCATCGTAGCTGTTATCACCAGTATTCTTCCAATCTATGGTTGTATCCAGTCCATCGAGCTCCTCAGGTTTGTCGGTGCTAGTAATGTTCCGTCTTGTAAGTTTAGAAGCGGGGACTCTGTACGCAAGCTCGGTCTTTGGTCGGTCCATCCCGTCCTGTATTGGTTTAAAAAAGAATGGATAATTGACTGATATTGGTACAACTTTATCTGTGAACATTTTCTTGGCGTCTGGTCCAGATTTGGACAGTATTCCGAATCGTGCATCTGAACTAATAGTTGCTTGATTAACAGTTTCTCCTGACGCCATAAATGAGAATCCTGATCGACGATTTTTAAGATAGCACATTCCATAAGACCTTTTGTCTGCTTTACATGCTTCCCAGAATATATAGAACAACCTATTGGCTTCCCTAAAGTCTGGGTTACCAACATCAATTTTTGACCATTGAAGGTACATATAGTGAGTACCAGTAATATAAGTAGGCTTACCGTTGTTGTAAAACCAAAAACCTTCTTCTCTTTTCTTAAATTCGCTTTCAATGTAATCTATGTATTCGTTTTTAAATTCGTTTGGTAGTTCTTTCCAGTCGAATATTGTTTTCACTCTATTGAGTTCCTTAGGATAAGGAGTCACCTCCCATTTATCACTTTTAAACTTATGAGCGTTATTTATTGGTGGTAAAGCTATTTTTAGGTTTTGTATTTCGTATATTTCACCTATCTTACCAGTCTTACTTATTACAACAATATCATGTTCTTTGTTGTAGCCATATTCCCAGCGCTTAGCTTTATTTAATCTTTTTATTGAATTAATAGGTACGTGATCGTCAACTATTTTATATAAACTCTGCTGGTACATCACTTGCTCCTCCTTTCGGCAAAGCCACTAAATGCAGCTTCTTTTTCTTTAACAGGTTTATTTTCTAGTACAGCTTTTTCATTTTCAATACGTGTAAGTATTTCAAAGGCATCGAATATAGCTAGCTTTTTTGTAGCAGCAGCATTTTTAAGTCTATCAGCTGAAACATCGTCCTCGGTATTTGTTATGATCTTTTCTTGTGCTACTTTAATTAGCTCCTCGACTGCTTTATACCCAGCTTGGATTATACTCTCTTTCTTCTCCTTCGTGTTCATATTTAATTGTAATTACTTTTGTTCTTACTCTATAAACACGCTCGCCATCTATAATAAACTCAAACTCACTATTAGGTATAAACCCTACCTTATCTCCTACTTTTATGCCTACGCTTTCTAAAATATCATTAGAGTATTTAACTATACCAACTAATGGTTTTTCTTTTTCTAAAGAAAACATATCATCGTTAGCTATAGGTTTTACAAAGCAATAGTCATCTAGTGATTTCCATTCTTCGTTGTGTTTATATATGTATAACTGATCGTCACCGACAAAGTACTTGTCTTCAGTAAAAAAACTTCTACTGTTCTGTTCTTTGCCTCTAACATCATGCCATCTTCTAAATACATTATGGTGTATGATAACTTCATCACCAACTTGTATATCAGTTTTTTTATTCTTTGGCAAACCAACAACTATAGCGTTATTGCTTACGTTCTTATGAGTAAATATCTCAGTGTTTAATATTAGTTCTTTATCGCCAACTTTCTTAGTGTTGTCGTATCTTGACCTAATAGGTGACACTATAAAACTATCCCAACCGTGCATTAATATTCTAAATTATATTCAACCGCAATAGCCATGTTCTTGTTAAAGTCTTTCCATGGCAAAACCTCATTATTTTTAGTAATGTAAATCCTATACTTTTCATCTTCTTCAAGTATAGAGTCTATTACATGTCCTCCGTAGACCTCTTGGCCCACGGAGTAATGCATTGCTTCGTTCTTATAATCTTTACCTATACTAATCTTCCTTATTAGCTCCATCTTCCTCTTGCTTGATTGTTCCGTCTTGTACATTAATAGTAACTTTGCCGTACTCTTCTTCAAGCTCTTTTTGAAAAACTTCTAATTCTTTTCTAAAAGCAGGGATAGCTGCTATTAAGTCAAATTTTCTAGATTCTACTTGGCCAAGCTCCATTTGTGTTTGGCTGATTTGATTTACTAAAGCCTGTAGCTTTGTTAATTGTTCGTCTTTAATTTTTAAGTCCATAATAAAATTTAATTTGTTTACTCCTATATTATTACGCTATTTTCACGTTTTTTACTAATATTAGTCTTCTATGGTCATAGTTACAGATGTAGGGTTTTCTTTTTCTGCAATGTTTGCAGCTAAACCAGCTTCTATAGCATCTACTTCGTCTTCACCCATAGCTTCTTTGACCCAAGCAACTACTGTTGCATTTTTTAAATCATCAAAGTCTACAAAGTCTACATCTTCATCTATCTCTATCTGCTTAGTGCCTATAGATGTTGTGCTAATGTCACCTTTTGAAGCCTCAACTATCCAATGTACATTGTACACTACGTTGCTTAAATCTCCGTCTGTAGGTTTTACGTCTACTGTTTTACAGTTCCAATTGTAATTAATCATTTTTTTTGTTTTTATTTGTTAATTTTTTAGCTTTGCTAAGTTGTTCTAAAGTTATAGGTATTAGTTTTTTACCTTGATCTTCTATTTTTTTTCTTAATTCAGGTGTTAGTTTTATCATGCTTCGTATGCTGGTAGTACGTAATCTGTTCCGCCTATGTTGATCATCAACCACTCATCAGGTTCTGATAAATAGTAATCTGCGCTACCACCAGACCTTACTTGAGCCTGCGTTGGCCCTTGAGTTTGAGGTGATGGTGCAGCTGAAGGACCACTACCTCCTGTATCTATTCTAATTGAATCGGTAACGTGTAATTTAGCGTCAGGATTCGTAGTTCCAATACCTACGCGACCGCTTGAATCAATACGCATTTTTTCACTATTACTAGTAGCAAATAATAAGTTACTATTTTCTCTTTGCCAAATTATAGCCTCATCGCCTGTGTTAACCCCAACATCAAATCCATCAGCAGTTGTAGTTCCTGTTTGAGCATTACTAAATTTAGCGTAAGATGCTGAAGAAGCGGTACTATTATTAATGTGTAATTTCTGACTCGGACTAGTAGTACCTATCCCTACGTCGCCTGAGAAGGTCGAATCTGCTCCTCCTGTTTGTGTAAATGTAGAATCTACAGTCATAGCTCCATTGAAGTATGAAGTTAATTGATTGTAAAAATCATAAGTTCCGTGAACCGAAGCCGCTCCTACGGCAAACTTACCCGTTACGTTAGCATTGCCTGAAACTGTTAGTTTTTGAGCAGGACTAGTGGTTCCAATACCGACGTTGCCTGAAGAATTAATGGTCAAACGTGCAGAAGCATTTGTATGTAGCGTTAAACTGCCTGCCTGAGAATTATAAATATTAAAATCTGTAGCAGTGCCGTATATATAATGTTTTCCAACTCCTGCCGTTTGGAATGCTATTTGTCCTCCTGTACTGCCGTTTATGCTTAGTGTTTTGTAACCAGAGCTATTTTGAAGTGTAGTAGTCCCAATACCAACGTTGCCGAGATAATCAATACGCATTCTTTCAACGGTATCAGTGTTTATACGTAAACTATTATCAGCGTGTTCGTAATTAATTTGACCCGGACTACCTCCAGTATCTGAAAATCTTATTACTGAGTTACCAGTAGTTCCTATTCCATCTTTTATATCTAGCACTGTATAACCAGAACCAGCTGTTCTTTCGACTCTTAATACAGTTTCTCCTCCTCCAACAACGTGTAGCTTGCTTGTAGGACTAGTAGTGCCAATACCTACTTTGCCGCCTAATGGATTAAAACTTAAATCATAATAATTGTCTCCAGGTTTCACAGATTGAAACCAAATATAATCTTGGTCAACTGCTCCTATTTTCAATTTAAAATCTGTATTAGCTCCAGTTCCACCTCCTATTTCTATAATTTCATCACTTGATGAGTAGCTTCCAGCTACACTTAAAGGTGCGCCAGGATTAGTCGTCCCGATTCCTACGTTTCCTCCAGAAGTAATACGCATTCTTTCTGTACTTGATGTTTCAAAATGAACATGATCATTTGCTATAAACATACCATCGCTACCGTCTGCGTTTTGTAAGAACATACCGCCACTACCACCGCGAGAATAAATAACATTATTTGTATGTAAAACAGTTGTTGCTGATGCAATAGTACCTCCAGTAAACTTAACACCTTGGCCCGCATATAATATCCCTGTTAAAGGATAACTTGATCCAGCCGAAAGCGGTAAGTAGGGACCACCAGCACCACCGCCACTTGATACCGTAATATTACCTGAAGCGTCAGTAACTAATGTACCTGCGCCATATCCAGTATTAAATCTAATACCTCCAGTTGCATTTATTGTAAGTCTAGCTATCCCACTTGTAGCAAGAGTTAATGGAGTAGCTTCGTAATTCCAAACAAATGCATTAGCGTTGTTCTGTCCTACTCTTAATCCATCACCACCACCTATTCCGCTTGTTGCTGTATGAAAATATATTCCTACGTTATCATCAGCATCATATAAATCTAACCTGTCTTTAGGACTAGTCGTTCCGATACCGACGTTACCGGATGCATTAATGCGCATAGCTTCAGAAGGCGCTCCTGAGACATCTCCTTTTGTAGAAAAAGCTAAACCAGTAGTGCTTCCGAAAACACTAGTTTCATTGACTAAATTTATACTAGCTCTCACGGAATTAGCAGCAGAGCCAGAAGAATCTTTGCTAAAATATTCTAAAGAAGCAATCGTTTGTCCAATAGTCCAACTTGCATCTCTTGTCCCAGTTATTCTAAGAGTTGGTATTGAGTCCGAGATATCTAACTTAGCACCAGGCGAAGTCGTCCCAATCCCGACGTTGCCATCCGCCTGTACGGTTAATCTATTTGCCCAACTAGAACCTCCATAAGCCCATAAATTTAAGCTGCTACCATCCGCGTTTTGTTGAAAATTGTAAGCTCTGTTGTTAGCGGCGTTTGCTATGTAAACACCGGAGGTTGCTAAGGCGTCATCTCCATTTTTAAA